CGTCGATGTACGACGTCACGCGGGCCGGGTGGTGCAGCAAGGACGAGTGGATCGCCAAGGCGTCGAACACGCTGCCGCCCGGCGAGTTGATCCGAAGGGTGATGTTCGGGGCCGTGATCTCCTCCAGCGCCATCGCGAACGATTTGGCGTTGGTGCCGAACGACCCGCCGATCTCGTCGTAGATGAAAATCGTTGCCGTCGCGCTGTCGCCCTGCGCCGCCTTGCCGTCCCGGGCGTCGTCGTACTCCTCGCCGTCCGCGTTGCGGATGGCAAACCACGGCAGTTTCACGTTCTGGATCGTGGACACCGTGCGCTCGGTCTGCTCGCCCGCGAAGAACCGGCGGTACCGGTCCGCGGTCCGGTCGATGCGCGCCCGCAGTCGGGCGGCGAGATCCGAGCCGGACGCCGACCGCCCGGCGACCTCGATACGCTCCCGCCGTGCGCTGGTCGGCGCCTCGCCGCGGCGCTGCAACCGCTCGGCCGCCGCGCGCAACGCACCTTGCGGCAGGTGGTCGATGTCGTTGAGCACCTCGGCCGTACGGGCGGCGATGTCGGTGTACGGGTTCGCGCCGTAGTTCACCGCCGACACGTCGCCGCGGTCGATGTCCCACTCGATGATCTCGAACTCGGTCCAATCCTCCGACCACAGCCCCTTACCCTCGGGGATCATGAAGGCGTAGGACATCTGGTCGATGTTGCCGTCGTCCATGGCAATTAGCATGTCGGCCACGTCGCGGCGCTTCGGGTTGACCCATGCGTCATGCCACGCGCCGGTGTCCTCCTCGCGCAGTTCGAGCGTCGGCTGCCGGGTCCCGTTCGTCGCCGTCCGGGCCATCGTCACCCCGGCGTGGTTGATGAGGAACGCCACGTCGGGATCCGACGCCAGCGAGCGAGCACCCGACCCGGTCCGCACCCGCTCGGCGTACTCGCCGAACACGTCCCACATCGGATACGACCGGTTGTAGACCGTGAAGTAGCCGAAGGTGTGCACCATGTCGATGCCGTTGCGCTTCTCGGGCTTCGCCCGGATCTGCGTCTTCGTCGGCACTCGCCGGGCCGCGCCGATCCCCGGCACGGCCGACCGGTACGCCCGGAACGCGGCGTCACCCCCGCGCTCCCCATGCTGCTCCGCGGCCTGCCGCCGCAGCGCGGCGGCTGCGCGTCGTTCGCTCGCCGACATGTCTCGCCTACCTCTCATCCGCGCCGGGGCCGGGCAGGTTGCCGAGCTCGCCGGGGTCGCTGTCGCTGGCCGCGCCCTTCGGCGGGCCGTAGATCTTCTCGAACTCGTCGATCTGCGCGTCGGTCAGCGCAGGCAGGTTCTCCAGGGCGCGAGCCTCGGTGTTGGTCAGCAGGCGCGAGTCGATGCGGGACTTGAGCACCTTCTGTCGGGTCGCCGGGTCCATCCGCAGCAGGGCGTCGGTGTTCATCTTCACGTACCGCGGCGTCGGCAACAGGCGCGACAGGGCCCGCTCGCGGCGCTTCACTGAGGGGCCCATGTGGTAGATCAAGAACTGCAGGTTGCGCTCGGTGATGTTGGCGTACGTGATGCTGCCGCCCGAGCTGGCCTGCACGTCCACGAGGTCGGCCGGCGTGTCGAAGAATCGGCAGATGTCCGCGCCGGCCAACTTCCGGCCGTCGATGAACTCCTGCCCCGCCTGCTCGGCTTGGATGACTTTGTACTCCCAGTCCGCGCCGGTGACGAGCAGATCGCCGTTGGCCACCGTGTCGGCCCACCACTGCTTGACCTGAGGCGTGTCCTCGCCGTTGAGCCGCTTCGCGGTGTTGCGCATCATCGCCTTGGGCACGCCGCCGCCACCGAACCAATCCAGGCCATACTGCTGCATGTTCAGCGCCTCGCCGATCGACAGCGCCGCGTACAGCACCGTCGGGAGGCCGACCTTGAGTCCGGGTACCACGTTGGCCCGCTCGTGGTAGACGTCCTCCGGGTCGTATTCCTCCTTGCCGATCCGCCACCGCGGAGCCTCGCCGGGTCGGGCGATGTACGCGCACGTCGACGCCTGCACCAGTTCGATCCGGGTCGGGATCCCCTTCTTGTGGTACTTCGAGGGCAGGGTGGAGCGCTCGACGATCAGGCCCACGGCGTTGCCGGAGCGGCGCAGGTCCACCTCGGTCATGGCGAGGAAGTCGACGATGTCGAGCTCCGTGCCGCCGGGGTCGGTGAGGATGGCGGGCTTCATCGGCAGTTCGGTCTGCATGCCGAGCAGGTCGCGGTACTGGTCGACGGGGAAGGTGGACATCAGGCCGGCGTGCAGGCGGATGCATGCCCAGACGACGGAGTTCCGCATCGCCTTGTCGTCGGTGACGACCACCTTCCCGACCTGCCGGGTACCGCCGCCTGCCCGACCGGGGATCAGATCCTCGGCCCCGGTGATGCCCCAGAACGCCCGCGCCTGCCGACCGAACAGCCCCATCAGTGGCCCCTAACGTGCAGAGTGCCCGGGTCTTCCGGGCCGGGCAGCGCAGTCACGTGTGGGTGCTTACCGCGCGGCACCTTCGCCGGGCGCGCCGGGATCTGCCGACGCTGCGCAATGCCGGAGAGCGCGGTGACGACCAGTCCGGCGCAGAGCAACCCCACAGGGATCCCCCATGCCTCCCACGCCCCGGCGCCGGCCGCCGCGGCGAGCAAGAGCACGCCGAGGGCATCCATCACCGTCGTGACGACGTCGTTAAACCGGCGCACGAGCGGATCGGGCCGCGCGAGCACCTGCGGCGCGTCGTCGTCAGCCATGCGTCACCCCAGACTCGATCCGATGGAGTACGAGCCGCCAAGCCACTCGACCTCCTCGCCCGCCGCACGGGCCAGCGTCACCGCGTACGTCGGCGAGGCGTCGCCGCCCTCGCCCGCGCGCTGCCACCGCCACTCGTCGCCGAACGTGTACTTCGCCAGCCCCGCGATGGAGTCGTTAAGTTCCGGCTGGTCGATGTGCCTGATCCTACGGTCCGGGCGATCAGATTCGGTCGTCCCGACCTCGCCCGTCTCCAAGAAGAACTGCCGACACGCCTTCGACACGTCGGGGCCCTGCATCACCACGAGTTCGGTGTCGACGTTCGCCTCGGCCAGCGCCCGGCGTAGCGGGGTGATGATCGGGGCCGCCGGGCCGTGCGCCGCGATGCCGATCGAGCACGGGCCCATGCGCTCCGCGACGTCCACCAGGGCGGGCACCGTCCACGACAGGCCCGGCTCGCGGGCGACCAACTCGACGTAGGTGTCGCCGTTGACGTCGAGCGCCGCCATGCCGATCGAGGCCACCGACTGATCCGGCGCCGCGTCCACGCCGAACGCGATCGGGTCCAGGTAGCGGCCCGACACGTTGGGCACCCGCAGGCCGCGCCACGTCGCCTCGGTGATCACGCCCCACTTCGCCACGCGCGCGTCCGGCTCCCACCCGAGGTACTCGGCGCAGAAGTCGATCAGGTCCATCGCCTCGAAGTCGGAGCGGATCGCCGCCTCGTCGACCGTGTGGCCGAGCGCTGGCATGCACGACCACCACGTGTCCGGGTCCGCCGGGTCCATGTCCGGGTCCGCCGACCACTCGAAGTACGCCACCCGCGAGCGCACCCCGGCCTGCACCCGGTGCCGGCCGTTCTGCCGCTTGGTGTGCAGGTACGGCCACGTCCCGGGCATCTTGCGGGACAGCCCCGGGATCATCGACGCAATCCAGAGCTGGCGCCACTTGCGGGTCAGCATGGCAGGGCGCAGACCCAGTTCGGTCCGCATGTCCTCCTTCGCCCACGCCTCGTCGATCACGGCCAGGTCGATCGTGTCACCGGTACCGCCGGTCTTCGCCGTGGTGCTGCCCGGCCCCCACGTCGACCGGTTCGGCCATTTGATCTGCTCGAAGTTGGTCCGCAGCCGCACGTCGATCTGCGGGGCGAACGCCGACTCCTTGAGCCGCTCGACGTGGATGTCGCGCCACTTCTGTTTCGCGTTGTCGGCGGTCTGCGCGGTGTAGAGGACCCGCTGCGGGCCGGGGTCGACGACCGGGCGGCCGAGTTCCTCGCGTACCCACTGCGCCAGCTTCGCGTTGATCGCCGTGCACCGGTGGGTCATCAGGGGGAACATAAACTCCGTCTTGCCCTGCTGCCGGTTGATGATGAGCACGGCCTCGTCGTACGCGAAGTACCCCGTGTCCGGGTCGATCTCCAGCGCGACGTCGGCGATCAGGTGTTGGTGCGGAAGGAACGGCTTGCCGAGCTTCGCGGCGACCTTCGCCAGCCCGGGGCCGAGCGTCGGCCGATCCGGGGTCCGCGGCGTGGCGAACCGGGGCGGGCAGCGCAGGTCGGCCGCGGTCAGGGTGGTCATCGGCGATACCGGCGGCGGTAGTCCGCCCACAGGGCGGCGGCGAGAGCGCATAGAGCCGCCGCGGCGACGCATGACACGACCGCCCCCCGCATCTCGTCCGGCTCGGGCATGCCGTCCGTTGCGACCACGAAGACGATCAGGGTCAGGCAGAACAGGGCGGGCACGGTGACAATCCAGGCGAGCGTGCGCGCGTCCCTGGCCTCCACGTCAGCCTCCGACGGTGGGCGTCGAGACGTCGTCCTCGAACTCGCCCCACCCCGGACTCTCATCGCCACCCTTGCGTGTCAGCTTCTCCATGACCTTGGTCAGCTCAGCCGCCAGCTTCGCTGTGACTGATGGTCCGTCATCGGACCCCCGTTTGTCGATCACAGCGGCCAGCCAGAGCGCCAGCGCCTTGTACGTGCGGGCCCCGGGCACCTTCGCCATGTCGATGTCGGCGAGGTCCGCCTGCACGGCGAGCAGGACCGGGCCAGGCTTCTCCTCAGGCTCGCTCATACCGTGTCGCCCCGCAGCGTCGCGGCGGCGTAGTCGAGTAGGTCGGCGGCGTCGGCCCGGGTCAGCCCGTCGGTGAGCGCCACCTCCGTGCGCGCGTGCTGGCCGTCGAATGCCGGAGCCAGCGAGACAAGCACCGCCGGGCGGTCCTCGGCCAGCGCGAGCGCGACGTCATCGCGGAACGTGGGGTCGGCCGGCACCTGCGGGTCCATCACAACCCCTTCGCGTCGAGCCACGCCCGGATCGCGCGCCGCTTCGGGCGCGACGCGACGGCATCCCGGCGGGCCCACGGGCCCACGGCGGCGGCGAGCGCGAGGTCGGCGGCATCGGACGGTGACATGTCCGGGTCGACCGGCTCAGGCGCGGGAGCGTCCGACGCGACGAAGAACGTGACGTCGCCCTGCCTGTCGAGCAGATCGCCGTACTCCTCGGCGGGGATCGCGAACCGACCGTCCTCGCCGAACCCCTCGCCCCACGAATTGGCGAACCACACCAGACCCCGCTCTGCGTCGTAGCCGTCGCACACGTACTCATGCCCGCCTGCGTCCCGACCGGTCGGGTGTACGATGCCCTCGGCGTCCGGCTCGAACATGTCTTCGGTCCACCACGTGCCGGTGATGAAGGGGCGCTCCATCAGTGCCTGCAGCGCCGTGTCGAGGGTGAAGGCCCACTCGTACCCGGCGATCAGGCCGTTGGCGTGCAGCACCTTCGCCACGCTCAGCCCGTCGCTGCCGGTGTCCTCCGGCGGGTACGACCCGGGAAACGGGTCGATCATCGTGGCGTGCGCGTAGACGTTGACGGCGCCCGACTGGTCGAGCGGGATCAGTTCGAGCTCGTGGGCGTCCAGCGTCGTGTGAAACGGGTCGGTGGCCATGCACCCGACCGCGGCGTTGCCGGTGCATGAACCGAGGTTGCCCTGATCGAAGATCGGGACGTGGCGGGTGTGGCGGACCGACCGCAGCTTGACGTCGGCCGTGCGGACCGGGAAGCGGCGCGAGCGCGGGTCGTGGTTGACGTGCCGGCCGAGGCGGGGATCTGCCGGGCGGACCGTCTGCGCGACGCGGTAAGTGCCGGAAGCCATCAGGCCGCCTCCCTGAGATGATGGACCGGAACGCTCCCCGGCCCGCTAGGAGACATCATGCCCGACCCTGACCCGAATCGGACCGACGACGAGAACGCCCGCATCGCCCGCATGATCGACGCAGGGGTGCCCGTCGACCGGATCAAGCCACTCGCGGACGGCACTTACGCCTACGTGGCACCGTGTCGTGCCGAGTCGGCCTCTGCGCTTGAGCCCGGCACGCTGCCGTACGAGTACGAGTCGACCGACGCGCACCTGGCGCAGATCGGGGCATTGCCCACCCTGCGTCACGCCGTCGAATCACGATTCCCGGAGCGATATGCCGCCGCGCTCGGAGACCCGACGATCCGCTACCGCACCACGTTCCTGATCGGGGACGGCGCTCAGCCGCCGTACGTGTCGGGCGAGGTCGCCTCGCAGTTGCTGACCGCCCACAACCCGATCGAGAGCGACACACTGGCCGAAGGTCTCGCCCTGATGCCGGACCACATCGGCCGCGTCCTGGTCGAAGAACGCCAGTACGACGACGTGCACCACGCGGACCGCGGCGACCGGTGGCGCGCGGTGCGGACGTGGACCCGCACGGACGACGGTTGGGGGCACTCGTGACGTGCGAAGCAACGCGAACCGCCCTGCGCCCGATGGGGTGGACGTGCGCGGGAGAGTAGCTGTCTGTCGTGCTGGAGGGGCCCGGCGGGCTGCCGGTCGTCTGCCCGACCGAACGACTGATGGACCTCGGCTTGGCCGAGTGGCAGATCATGGCACGGAGCGGCGGACCGCGGCCGTTCGCAGGGGGCGACCACTACCACGTCACCCTCCCGCCGCTGCCGCACCCGCTGTACGTCTGGTTGAGCATCCTCGCAACACGAGCCAACCGACGGGGTGGCACTCTTGACACACTCGGGCGGTAAGATGCCGCACATGAAGACTCGACTCGCTGCCGTCGTCTCCGCCGCGTTCATCGCCGCCGGGATGACCCTCGCCGCCACACCGCCCGCCCACGCGCAGGCCAACTGCGCCCACTCCGAGCCCGTCCTGCGGGTCACCACGTACACCCTGCCCGGGTACTGCGGGTACAAGGGCGAGTGGGCCCTGTCCATCGACGGGGGATGCCACAACATGCTCAACGGATGGCGCAACACCACCGACTCGCTGGTCAACTACCACTCGTATCCGGTCCGGATCTACTCCGGGCTCTACTGCACCGGGCCGGGCTACACCCTCGGGTCGGGCAACAGCCACCCGCGTCTCGCGAACACGGCCGTCGGGGGCAACGACGCCGAGTCCATGCGGCTCTGTGTGCCGGGTGGACGCTGCTGAAACCCGACGCACAGCGAAGGGCCCCACCCCGGCCAGGGTGGGGCCCTCGTCGTTCCGGAGACACCGTCCGAGGCTCAGCGTACGCGACCGTGCGACGATCAGGCCATGCCGCTGAACAACCCGCACCACCGCGCACCCGAGATCGACCGCGACCCGCTGACCGACTCCGGCATCCACCGCACCCTCGGCACCCGCGTACGCCTGCACGTGGCCGGGGCCGACCCCATCGAGGTCGGGCTACTCGAACTGAGCGGAGTCACGGCGTGGTGGCAGATCAGTATGCGGGTGCGCGAGCAGATGCCTATCGAGGTCGAAGGGCGCATGTCGTTCGCCGCGGGCGTGGTGCAGTGGGTCGAGCGGATCGAGAGCTGACATGGTGATGGCCACCCCGGGCGCAACCAGGGTGGCCATCGAGGGCCCTAGCAAGACCAACCACTCCGCCGCTGCGCGAGGATTGCAGCCCTCCGCCTGCGGCCATGTCAGCCTAGCACCGCGGCCCGGTCAGGGCGCGTAGACGCTGTTCGTCTGGTCGTTCATGTACGCCGAGAAGTCACCCCAGATGCCCGGCCTCGGGACCGTCGTGCCCTTGCCGGTGCAGCCCCAGCCGTCGAAGAACGTGATGTAGTCGTTCGTCCCGGCGGTGGTCCCGCGGTGGTAGTAGGACGTCGCCCGGTTCGCGAACGTCGAGCCATCGTCGGCGGGGTGGTCGGCGTTGAGGTCCATGCACCTGATGCCCGCGCCGTCGCTGTGCTGGTAGATCGTGGCGTGGAGCCGCTGCCACCGCACCCCCGTACCGCCGGAGAACTGGTACAGGCAGACGGCGCCGCTGTCGCACGCCCACGCCAGGCTCGACGCCTCGTAGCGCACCCACCCGCCCGACGCCTGCGCCTGGACCGGTATGGCCAGCGTGACGACGGAGAGCAGGGCGGCGAGGGCCGAGGCGAGAGCGGCGCGGATGCGAGGGGTCATGCGATCAGGGTAGGGCATGGGAGGGTGGACGGATGGGCCAAGTCAAACGGGTGATGCGAGTCGTCGGCATCGTGCTACTCGCGGCGTGGATCGGTGCGTCCTTCCTGTTCGGTGTGCTCGTGCTGCATCCCGAGTACGTGCGTGGGTTCGAGGCGTGGTGAGTGGGGCGTGTGCGCATGCATGACCATG